TGAATGAGCGACAAAAAGCACAAATTGTCGAAGCTGTTCAATCTGCCAATTCTGTTGAAGAAGCAAGTATGATTTTTGAAACAATTCAAAACGCAGTGGGGTCCACTCCTGATCAGAGAACACGACCACAAACACTTCGTGAAGCAGTTCAAAGACCTACATCGCTTTTGATCAATTCTAAGAGAAACAACGAGGCAACTAAAGACCCAACTATGGGTCGTATGCTGCGTTTAGCAGGTTTGAATAAATAAACAATAACATTCAGGAGGTATATTAAAAATGTCTATTGTAGAAAGATTGACTGAAGGTATTGTCAATCGTGACCTCTCGACCGAGGGTGCTGCACTTATTAACAAGTGGGAGCAGACCGGTCTTCTTGAGGGCATCTCCGATGATACCCAGAGAAACGGTATGGCCCGTTTGCTTGAGAATCAGGCAAAGGAGCTTCTCCGTGAGTCTTCCAGCATGGCTGCTGGTGACGTAGAGGGTTTTGCCGCTGTTGCATTCCCACTTGTACGCCGTGTATTCGGTTCCTTGATCGCTAACGATCTCGTAAGCGTTCAGCCAATGAGCCTTCCATCAGGTCTCATTTTCTTCCTAGACTTCACCTTTGGTGGTGTTGATGAAAACGCAACCGATGCAAGATTAGGTTTTTCAGTTGGCAGCTCAGTATATGGCGGCGACGTTGTTGGTTCCCAACTTACTGGTGGTGTTGATTTAGCTGGCGGCACCGGCACAGACGCCGGCGGCGCTTACAGCCTACGCAACGGTTACTCCTCACCAACTGGCTCTCTTGCAGGAACAACTGGACTTGTAACAGTTGCTTCTGGTACAATTGGTGATGGTGGTACGGTTGATGAGACACCAGCTTCAGAAGCTGCTCGCCCACCGGCTGGTTTTGGTTCCCTAACAGCAGATCAAATTAACCGAATTCTTCGATTCGATCCAGATTTGGCTTCTGGGTCTGCTTTCGCAATTACTGAGCTCACTCCGGGTGCCGCCGCACAGCTAAACCTTGATGATCTTGTTGCTATTGATATTTCGGATGGTCTTTCAAACGCCAACTTGGTTAGACGCTTAAGTGATTTTAGTTCTTCACTTGACGGAACACCTCCTAGCAAGGATGTTATTCGCCTTGTTACAGTTGGTATCCCAGGTCAGACAGCTATTAACGTTTCTAGTTCCCTCGGTTCTATTAACCAAACAACGTTCCCAATCACTGATGATTTCGCTGCATCGGATACGCTCGGCGCTGTTGTTGGTCAGGCGGAGTGGGGCCTAGAAAACAATGAGGCAATCCCAGAGATTGACATCAAGGTCGATTCCGTAGCAGTCACAGCTGTAACCAAGAAGCTCAAGGCCAAGTGGACCCCAGAGTTGGGACAGGATCTCAACGCTTACCACAACCTTGACGCCGAGGTTGAGCTTACTCAGATCCTCTCTGAGCAGATTGCTCTTGAGATCGATCGCGAGATCCTTGAGGATCTTGTAAAGGGTGCTACAGCTGGTGTTCGTTACTGGTCCCGGGCTCCTGGCCGATTCCTCGACCGAGAGACAGGTGCTGTTTCCAGCATCACGCAGGACTTCACCGGTAACGTGAGCGAGTGGTATGAGACTCTCGTTGAGACAATTAACGATGTCTCTGCACAGATCCACAGAAAGACACTCCGTGGTGCTGCAAACTTTGTGGTTTGTTCCCCAGAGATTGCTAACATCCTTGAGTTCACAGCTGGCTTCCGTGCAAACGTTACAGCTGACGCTGACCGTGGCGACATTGGCGCCGTTAAGGTTGGTGCTCTCTCCAAGAAGTTTGATGTTATGGTTGACCCATACTTCCCACGTAATCTACTCCTTGTTGGACGACGTGGTTCCAGCTTCCTTGAGAGCGGTTACGTATACGCACCTTACGTGCCACTACAGACCACACCAACAATCTTCGGTGTAGAGGACTTCGTACCTCGTAAGGGTGTCATGACCCGTTACGCCAAGAAGATGGTCCGTCCAGACATGTACGGTTTGGTTGTGTGTCGTGATCTCGTAGAATAATATAACTATCTAAAGGTCAAAATAATGAAAGCCCTGCCTCTTTTGAGGTGGGGCTTTCTATTTATTAATAGAGTAAAAAGAGGATTCTTAAATGGCAATTCCAAATCTAAACCCAGCATCAACATCAAACGCAAATATACTTCCGGTTACGGGAGCAGCTGGCAACGTTGCAACAACATTACCTTTCGGTATTTACGCGGGATCAAATGCTTTCCTATCAGGCGCCGCTGATCAAGTTGCTTATACTTACAAGAAGTTAGGTGGTGACGTTTTAGATATTGAGTTAGCAGAAGGAAACGTTTATGCCGCTTATGAAGAAGCAGTTTTAGAATACTCTTATTTGGTTAATCTATTCCAAACAAAGAACTCGCTTTCATCTTACCTAGGTGCGACAACCGGATCCTTTGATCAAGATGGGCAGATAGCATCAGGCAGTTCTTTATCTGGATCTAATATTGCTTTACGTTATCCAAGATTTGATTATGGTTATGTTCGTAGAATTTCTGAGGGTCTCGCAACAGAGGCCGGCTTTGGTGGAACAACGCCAATATATTCAGCATCAGTAGATAGAATAACAAATCAACAAGATTATGACTTACAAAATTTAATTTCATCTTCTGCTGCTGATGATACAGCAGTTCCATACTATGGGGAAGTTGGAGACAAAAGAGTAACTATCAGAAAAGTATTCTTTAAGACACCACGAGCAATGTGGAGATTCTATGGATACTACGGTGGGTTCTCTGTTGTTGGTAACTTAAGAACTTACGGACAGTATGCTGACGACTCTACATTTGAGATCGTGCCAACTTGGCAAAACAAACTTCAAGCAATGGCTTACGAAGATGCGCTTTGGACAAGAGTTTCTCACTACTCTTATGAGATACACGATAATAAGTTGAGGATTTTCCCAACCCCAGACAGCACTTCTCCAGAGAAGTTCTGGGTTCAGTTTACAATCAACAACCAATATGAACCTTGGGACAACCAGCCAGGAATAGATAATGGAGTAGAAGGTGTTAACAACATTAACACACTTCCATTCGAGAATATTCCATACGAAAACATTAACGCTATAGGTAAGCAATGGATTCGTAGATTTGCTTTGGCGCTAACAAAAGAGATCTTGGGACAAGTAAGAGGCAAGTTCTCTTCTGTTCCAATCCCAGGGGAATCGGTAACTCTTAACGCATCAGATTTATTATCTCAAGCCAGAACTGAAATGGATCAATTGAGAGAAGAACTTAAAACCATTCTTGAGGATACCACTTACGACAAGTTGGCTACTGTCGATTCTTCAATGCAAGACTCTAGTAGGAAGGTTCTTGAGAACATTCCAGCTGGCATTTACGTAGGATAAATAAATGTCACGTAGCAAAAGAACCGAAAGACAAATAAAGGATAAGAGATCACAACGTTTTGATTATGTTGGCGACAAAGAAGTTGCTGCTAAACTTCAAGAGATAGAGTTTATGCCTTCGTCTTTAGAGACGATTGATAGAGCAATGCTTCGTTTTATTGATGAAGAACTTAACCTTTTTACGAATACCAACGATGGTTTCAAGAAAGTTCCAGTTTTGTGGGTTACAGCCGAGCGCGCTTTTCAAATAAAACACAACAAAGATCTGCGAGATAAAGAAGAAACTTTAATTCTTCCTTTGATTACTGTTAACAGATCTAATGTAACTAAAGAACAAAACTATCGCGGCACTGTATTCGCGAACTTATATCCTGTTGATGACGAGAAGGGTGGCACTATTACTGTTGCGAGACAAATAAATCAAAAGAAGACAGCAGAGTTTCAAAATGCGCAGGCAAATAGAAAATACGGCGCCGATAAGAATGTTTCTAGCAAAATGCTAAACACAAACAAAAGAAACATGTCAACCGCAAAGACAGTGTATGAAACAATAACTATTCCAATCCCTACTTGGGTTAAAGTAACATATGAGATTTCTATTCGCACAGAGTATCAGCAGCAAATGAATGAGCTTATTCGTCCGTTCATTACAATCCCTGGTAACTCTAGAACTCCAAAACGCATTGAAGCCGAGGGACACTATTACGAAATCTTTATCGATGGCGGGTTTTCCAACAACTCCAATCAAGCAAACATTGGTATGGAGCAAAGAAACTACGAAACTAATATTAATATTGAAACTTTAGGTTACCTTATTGGGGAGGGTGAAAACCAAGAAAGACCTAAGATTGTAAAGCGTGAGAACGCTGTAGAATTCAAGATTGGTAGAGAAAGGACAGTCGTCGGAGATATCCCTGATAATATAAAGGATGGTTTTTACAGAGAATAATTCTCTTCCCACTATTTAACACTATTTACTTTGAACATTTTCGCAATGTAGGAGAACCGAACGAATGTCAGTTAAGAATTACCGATTTGTATCCCCAGGCGTTTTTGTCAATGAAATTGACAACTCACAGTTGCCTGCTTCGCCAGCAGGTATCGGTCCAGTTATCATTGGTCGCGCCGAGAAGGGCCCAGCCTTAAGACCAACAACAGTCAACTCTTTTGAAGAGTTTGTAAATGTTTTTGGTACACCAGACCCAGGTAATTCTGGTGGCGATGTCTGGCGTCAAGGCGCCAATACAACTGCCACAACCTATGGTGCATACGCAGCACAAGCTTATCTTCGCAATAGTTCTCCTTTAACTTTTATTCGCTTGCTTGGTGCGGAAGACGACTCGGTTGTTGCAGGTAGCGGGGTAGGCGAAGCAGGATGGAATGCTGGCGCCTCCGGCGAAGCCTATGGTTTAGTAGTCTTTCAGACTGGTTCTAATCAGGTTTTGACAGGCGCCTTAGGTGCAATATTCTACTGCGAGTCGGGAACAACGATGGAGCTTTCTGGCAACATCGCTGTTGCTTTTGGCGGCACTTTTACTCCTGGTGTATCAACTAACGTTACCGGTGGTTTTGCAGCATCTGCTTCACCGATGACCGGATCCGGACTGGTGATCCACTCCCTAAATTCGGCTGCTAAGGAATTCAAGGCTGTTATTAAAAATGGTGTTGGTGCTAATGATGTTCTTGATACTATTACATTTAACTTTAATCAGAATGATTCAAAATATATTCGTAAAGTATTTAACACAAACCCGCAGCTTTTGAATGATAGTGTCACAAACACAAATAACCAAACATCCTATTTC